GCATGACTCGACATTCTATCCGGTCATCTATGGCGCTGACATGGAGGAAGACTGGACTGACCCGAAAGTGTGGCGCAAGGCAAATCCATCGTTGGGAATCACGGTTACAGCCGACAAGGTCAAGGCAGCCTGTGACAGCGCGCGTCAGAATCCGGCTGAGGAGAATTCCTTTCGGCAGCTGCGGCTCAACCAGTGGGTCAAGCAAGCGGTGCGTTGGATGCCAATGGAGGTCTGGGATAAGTGCAACACGCCAGTCATTCCATCGTTGCTGGAAGGACGCGATTGCTACGGCGGCCTCGACCTTTCCAGCACGACGGACGTAACCGCGTTTGTGTTGGTGTTCCCACCGATCGAAGAGGACGAGCCGTACTACATCCTTCCCTACTTCTGGTTGCCGGAGGAAACGCTTGACCTGCGTGTTCGGCGTGATCATGTGAACTACGATGTCTGGAAACGGCAAGGATTCCTCCAGACCACAGAAGGCAACGTCGTGCACTATGGGTTCATCGAGCAGTTCATTGAGAAGCTCGGAGAGAAGTATCACATCCGGGAGATTGCATTCGACCGCTGGGGCGCTGTCCAGATGGTTCAGAACCTTGACGGAATGGGGTTTACCGTCGTGCAGTTCGGCCAGGGATATAAGGACATGAGCCCGCCGACCAAGGAGCTTATGAAGCTGGCGCTCGAAGGCAAGCTCGCCCATGGAGGGCATCCTGTCCTTCGTTGGATGATGGACAATATCCTCATAACGACGGACCCGGCCGGCAACATCAAACCAAACAAAGAGAAGTCCACTGAAAAGATCGACGGCGCGGTAGCCACGATTATGGCGCTTGACCGGGCGATCCGCTATGGAGGCGATCCCGGCAGAAGCGTGTATGACGAGCGCGGCCTTCTGGTCTTTTAGGTATTTCAAAAACCGTTTGGGGATATTCGAATATTTTAGTGGACAAAGCCATGGCCATGGCGTATAATATGGTATCAAATGATACCGCCCATGGAGGCTTCTACTTTGTCAGAAGTAATCGAAAAGCAAGAGACTGTCCAAACTTACTTGGCTCGTCTGAGTTATGCGCTCGACCATGGCGCAAGGATCCATTTCCAGATGGACAGACGTGTGGATGAAGGCCGTGATATCAGGTACACTAACCGGTACACGATGGCGGATTTATTTCCTGACGAGAACCCGGTCGAAGTTCTGAAACGTGAGCTTAGAACTCTGAGCGTTAAGAACTATATTAAGACCGTAACAGATACGACTTATCCAGATCGCTCGCCGATGTATGAGTTTGGAAAGGTTTATGAAACCACCAAGGAAGTCTACATCAAGATCCGGGTCGAAACTGTTGAAAGCTTCGTGTTCGTGATGTCATTCCATTATTCGTCGGTACCGTTTGCTAAGCAAGTATTCCCGTATTGCTAAAGGAAGGAGGCAGCTTATGGAAACCAAAACTGCAACTACTCTATGCCCCTGCTGCATGGAGACCCACGAACAACAGATAAAGAGAATCGTGGAAGAAAACATTTTTCAGGAACAACATATTACTTATGAAGCCGAGTATACTTATTGCCCTGCGACAGATGAGTACTACGCGACTGAGCAGCAGATGCGAGTGAATGATATCGCCATGAAGGATGCTTACCGAAAGGCAATCGGTCGCTTGACTTCGTCCGAGATAGCCGCCATCCGTGCAAAGTACAGTATCTCACAAATGGACTTCGCCAAAGTTCTCGGCTTTGGTGATAAGACAGTAACTCGATATGAAAGCTTTCAAGTACAGACCGAGGTCAACGACAGTATCATGCGAAAGGTCGGCACTGATCCTGCTTGGTTCCTAGAACTGCTGTCGAAATCCAAATCCGAATTATCTGCTGCCGTATATGAAAAGTGTAAAACGGCGGCAACTGAGGTTTTTGCTGAAGAATCAGATGGTTATCAAAGGAATGCGCTTGCATCCGAGCAGGCAAGATTCGGCTTGAATGGTATATATCACGGTCAACGGGCTTTAGATCTCAATAAGCTTATTGATGCGATCAACTATCTTGCGTCGAACAAGATGGTAAGAAGCTTATACGCCGTGAAACTCATGAAGATGCTATGGTATTCTGATTTTCTATGCTTCAAACGATTCCAGCATTCATTGACTGGATTGGCGTATCAAGCACTGCCGATGGGCGCGGTTCCATCAGGATACCAGAACATCTTGGAACTGGATGGCATCTGCTGCGAAGTTGTAGATGTCGAGGGTAATACGGGTTATCACTTTGTCTGTGATGAAGGTTACATACCACGCAGCCTTACGGACGACGAAATCCGGGTGCTTGACACTGTCATCGGCGAGTTCGGTGGAATGTCAAAGGCTGCGCTCATTGAACGAATGCACAAAGAAGATGCGTACAAGATGACGAACTTGTACGGCCCGATTGCATATACCTACGCAAACGCTTTATCAATAGACTGACAACGATTACCGCACGTGCAGCCGCGTATGATTCTGCAAAATCATAATCCGGCTGCACTTTATTATGCTATGCTTGAAAAAAAGCAAAGGAGCGGGGTCGAGTATGCGTGATGATTTCTATAGGTTTCTGGTCGAGCATGGATACAAGGAATACGCACCAAGCGGGAGGAAAAGCACCGTTTACAGTTACTGTAATCGGATAGATCTGGTTTGTTCCATGGAGAACATGACCTGGTCGGAGCTGGCGTCGAACATCAGCAGCATCATTCCAAAGTATGACTTTGGTGGGATACATGAGGATGTCGGAATGAAGTCCAATCGAACTTGCATCAATGCTTTAAGGGCATTTGCCGAGTTCTGCAAGTAAAACGCACCGGGTTATTGCCCTGCGGCTGTCGAAAGATGGCCGCTTTTTTGTTGCCATTTGGGAGGTGAAAACCATATGAATCCATTCAAGTCTCTATTCCGATCGCGGGACAAGCCCAAGGACATGCTAAGCGGCAGTCGTTACAGCTTCTTCTTTGGCGGCACGTCCAGTGGGAAGATCGTAAACGAGATGTCGGCCATGCAGATGACGGCGGTCTATTCGTGTGTGCGAATCCTGTCGGAAGCCGTCGCTTGCCTGCCTCTATCGGTCTATCACTACAACGATTCGGGTGGGAAAGAACGCGCGCTTCAGCATCCGCTGTACCGGCTGCTACACGACGAACCGAACCCCGAGATGACCAGCTTCGCTTTTCGGGAAACACTCATGAGCCACCTGCTCTTGTGGGGCAACGCTTACGCACAGGTGCTTCGAAACGCCCGAGGCGAGGTGATTGCGCTCTACCCGCTCATGCCAAGCAAAATGACAGTCGACCGTGACAAGAACGGCCGGCTTTTTTATATGTACCAGCGCGGGAGCGAGGACAATCCCGCAATCGGGAAAGACAGTCTGGTCTATCTTTCGCCCTCGGATGTGCTGCACATTCCGGGCCTCGGCTTTGACGGCTTGATCGGATACAGCCCGATAGCCATGGCAAAGAACGCGATCGGTCTGGCGATAGCCACAGAAGAGTACGGCGCTAAGTTCTTTGCCAACGGTGCCGCACCATCCGGTGTGTTGGAGCATCCCAGCACGATCAAAGATCCCCAGCGAGTACGCGATAGTTGGAACGCAGCGTACCAGGGCAGCGGAAACGCGCACAAGATTGCCGTTCTGGAAGAGGGCATGAAATACACGCCTATCGGGATATCCCCGGAGCAGGCGCAGTTTCTGGAAACTCGGAAGTTCCAGATCAACGAGATTGCACGCATCTTCCGGGTACCGCCGCACATGCTTGCCGATCTGGAGAAGTCCTCGTTCAGCAATATCGAACAGCAGTCGCTGGAGTTTGTCAAATACACGCTCGACCCATGGATCGTGAGATGGGAACAGTCGATGTGTCGGGTCCTGCTTTCCGAGAGCGAGAAGCCGGGCTACTTCATCAAGTTCAATCTGGAAGGGCTCCTGCGCGGCGATTACGCTTCCAGAATGAGCGGGTATGCGACGGCACGCCAAAATGGCTGGATGAGCGCCAACGACATCCGGGAGCTTGAGAATCTGGACCGCATCTCGGAAGAAGAAGGCGGTGACCTGTACTTGGTGAACGGGGCAATGACAAAGCTCGCAGACGCAGGAGCATTCGCCGGAATCAATACATCAGCTAAGGAGGAAACTGGATGAAGAAGTTTTGGAACTGGGTCAAGAACGAGGACGACGCTGGCCGCACCTTGTATCTTGACGGAACGATCGCTGAAGAGAGCTGGTTTGAAGATGATGTCACCCCTAAGGCGTTCAAAGAAGAACTGTTCGCCGGTGAGGGTGACATTACTATCTGGATCAACAGCCCCGGTGGGGACTGCATCGCAGCCAGCCAAATCTACACCATGCTCATGGACTACAAGGGCAGCGTGACAGTCAAGATCGACGGCATTGCCGCATCTGCTGCATCGGTCATAGCAATGGCTGGTACCGAGGTCCTGATGGCCCCTACCGCGCTGCTGATGATTCACAATCCCTTGACCATTGCCATTGGCGATTCGGAGGAAATGCAGAAAGCAATCGCCATGCTGGATGAGGTCAAGGAAAGCATCATCAACGCATATGAACTGAAGACCGGCCTGACACGGGCAAAGATCTCGCACCTTATGGATGCGGAAACCTGGATGAACGCCAACAAAGCAATCGAGCTGGGATTTGTTGACGGGATGCTCGGGGACGAGAAGCAGCACCGGGAGTCGGACGATTTCGCTTTCAGCTTCTCTCGCCGCGCGGTTACCAATTCGCTGCTGAACAAGCTGCAGCGAAAAGCACAAACTGGGAAGCCGGCAAGAGAACCGGAACCCGTACCTGAACCGGAACCCGAGCCGGAAAACCGTATCCCTGTTGAGTCGCTGATGAAGCGGCTTTCTTTAATTTCACACTAAAGAGGAGGAAACCAAATGGACAAAATTCTTGAACTGCGCGAACAGCGTGCAAAGAAGTGGGACGCCGCGAAAGCGTTTCTGGATACCAAGCGTGGCAGCGACGGCCTGTTGGCTGCCGAAGACGCCGCAACGTATGAAAAGATGGAAGACGAGGTAGTCAATCTCGGTAAGGAAGTCGAGCGTCTGGAACGGCAGGCTGTTCTGGATGCGGAGCTTGCCAAGCCGACCGCTGACCCGCTGACGGGTAAGCCGGCCATGCAGAAGACTGAGGAAAAGAGCGGTCGTGCGTCCGCCGCCTACAAGAAGTCGTTCTGGGACGCCATGCGTTCCAAAGCGCCGCGCTACGAGGTTCTGAACGCGCTGCAGGAGGGAACGGACAGCGAGGGCGGTTATCTTGTCCCGGACGAGTTCGAGCATACACTCGTTGACTCGCTGAGCAACGCGAACCAGCTGCGCACGCTGTGCACCGTCATTCAGACCAGCTATGGTGATCGGAAGATCCCGGTCGTCGCAAGCAAAGGCTCCGCGGACTGGGTCGATGAGGAGGGCGCATATCCCGAGTCGGACGACACCTTTGGCCAGGTCATCCTCAACGCCTACAAGGTTGCGACGATGGTCAAAGTCTCGGAGGAACTGCTGGCCGACAGCGCGTTCGACATTGAAAACTACATGGCCTCTCAGTTCGGCCGTCGAATCGGCGACAAAGAGGAGCAGGCGTTCCTCGTTGGTAATGGCACGAGCAAGCCGACCGGTATCCTGAACGCCACGGGCGGCGCGCAAATCGGCGTAACGTCTGCCGGCGCAGCGGCTATCACGGCGGACGAGCTCATCGACCTCGTGTACTCGCTCAAGGCACCCTATCGGAAGAGCGCCGTGCTGGTCATGAACGACGCGACTGTCAAAGCGATTCGCAAGCTCAAGGACGGCAGCGGCAACTATCTGTTCGAAACGTCGAATCAGAACAAGGCGTTTGACTCCGTGCTGGGGTATCGGATCGTTCTCTCCGACTATATGCCGACCATTGCAGCGGGTGCGAAAACGATCGCGTTCGGCGATTTCAGCTACTACTGGATCGCGGATCGTCAGGGCCGGACGTTCAAACGTCTGAACGAGCTGTTCGCTGTCAATGGTCAGGTGGGCTTCCTCGGCTCTCAGCGCGTGGATGGCAAGCTGATTCTGCCGGAGGCCATTAAGGTACTTCAGCAGCACGCTTAACGGAGGTGCGCCATGAGCTATAACACAAAGAACTACACCGAACAGGGCGGCGATAAGACCGTGATCGGCGGCACGCTGGAGATTCAGGAAGGAGCCTCGGTAACGGGGCTTCCCTCCCCTGAACTGGCGGCTGCAACCGCATCAGCGCTTGGTGGCGTCATTGCCGCCGAGAAGGGTGCCGGCGACACAGTCGAAGCCAAGATCGGCAACGATAACAAGCTGTATGTTCCGACGTATCCTGAGGTACCAACGGTGCCTGTCGCATCCAATCAGAGCAGCAGCTCTGCCGCAGACCTTTCCGCGCTGGTTGACGATTTCAACGCTCTGCTGACCAAGTTGAAAACGGCAGGGCTCATGGAAAGTGATCCGGTAATGAATGTGTAAGAAGGTATAGACCATGAATACGCTGCTTGAAAAGGTGAAAGCCAATCTCATTCTCGATGGCAATGCAGATGACGAACTGCTGCAGCTGTACATAGACGCCGCGGTGTCATATGCGGAAAGCTACCAGCATCTGACGGCGGGAACCTACAGCGGCGCGGCTATGCCTCCGACTACGGAGCAAGCCATCATCATGCTTGCCTCGCACTTCTATGAGAGCCGTGACGGCAGCACCGGTGGGTTCTGGGGGGACAACGTGCAAGCCGGGCAGCAGGTTTGGAATACGGTCAACCTGCTGCTCCGGCTTGACCGGGTTTGGAAGGTGTAGGCATGAGCTTAGGGAAGATGAACACAACGATCTCAATAGTCGCGGAGATCGTAACAAAGGATGCCGCTGGCTTTGCTTCGACTGCGGATACAACCTTAGCGACACTGCAGGCGTACCGGGAAGGGCGACACGGGACTCAGAAATGGGTAAACC